GGACTCATAATCCTTTGGTCGTAGGTTCAAGTCCTACTGGGCCCACCATATAAAAGCTATACCATTAAAGACTTACAAGAGATTGTAGGTCTTTTTTATTGCCTGCTATTTTTTGTCAGCTAGTAAAAAGTAATCAAATAGTAATCGATATTGAGAATTTTAAAGTAGATCAGACCAAATTTCAGACATAAAAAAGAGCCCCACCGATTAAGGCAGGGCTTATTTAGTTATAGTTAATCAAGCGTACTTACCATAAGCCTGTCTTAGTTTTTCGTCATAATTGTTCTTAGCATACGCTTTGCCATTATAACCACGCGCAAACCCAGCCCAGTCATGGCGCTGTAGCTCATCAACCAAGTTATTAACCTTGATATAACGGATCATAGCCTCTAATTGCTTGGCTTCACTTTCATACATGTCGTTGATGAATGATTGCAGGGAGGGATAACCCAGCGCCTCCCAGTGGTAACCCATAACTTGCCCGATGCCCCATGATGCAGATTGCAATGCAATATCTCGGTTGTAGCTTGTTGCAATGCGTAGCTTGTCATGCTGCTCACTAAAGCGACCGTAGCCGCCTGAGATGGGATTACAAATACGTGGATGCTTGGCCAAGATACGCAAACGCCAAGTAAACCATCTGATGGCGCCTAGCTGCTGCCAAAACTTATGACGCTCGAATAAGATAGCTGGTTCGCCAGTACTGAAAAACCCGCTGGACCGCGCCTCAACCTCAATAACTGCTTTTAGCGCTGCGTACTCGATACCAGCTTCGTTAGCAGCTTCTTTGATCTGCTGCTCTGTCAGTGTTTTACTCATATTTTCCTCCAGGCATAAAAAAGCCCCAAAATTGGGGCCATGTTTAGTGCTGATTATTATTTATCTGCAATGCGTAGCGCGTAATGCAGAGCGTTGAGTGCGAGTAGACCACGTCGGTAATGGCTTGGTTTGACATACGGTTGGACAATCTCGCTATTTTTAATAGCAATATTTGTCAGCTGACGGGCTGTTTTGATTAAATTAAATCGCATGATTTGCTCCTGTTATTTGCCAAAAATCGCAAACGCTGCGTCTTTGACCTCTTTGATGATTGCGGATAATGGTTTGCCCTGCCATAGCGCAACTGCCTGATACACGATGCCGATTGCCAACATGCCAAAAACCGCCCACACGAGCATGATTGCCCCATGTGTCATGACGCTATAATCCTGATAACCCATAATCTCTATATGCGCTGCACCGCCAAACAGCGAGATAGTGACAGCGATAGTAAACTTGATTATCACTGCCATATTGATTTTGATTTTCGCGTCCGTGCCGATGTCTCCTGATAGCATCAAACCAAAAACTGCTCCAATGACAGCAGCAAAAACTTTGGGCAGAAACACCAAAAGCTTTAATAATATAATGTCCCAGAACGGGGTGTTGTTTGGCATTGTCTCTCCTCAAATTTTTTCGATAAAAAAACCACTCGAGTGAGCGGCTAGTAACCTGCGATTGCTTTACTGTCTTGTAGCTGCTGCAATAATGACATCAAAGCGTTTTCTTGGTTTTCTGCAACTTGTACCGGTACTGATGTACCGCCAAGCGTTAAATTAACGTCGATAGTTTTTATTGACCGCGGCTGACTATCAAAACGACCATACTCTTGTGTTGTGATTTGAGCCGTTGCCGTCCTCGCTGCTTCGTAATTATCGCGCTGGCGCTCGGTTTGACGCGCTCTTTCTGCAATTTCAGCAAGATAGACCGACGCTGACTTAAAGCGATTCAGATCAGCTGGGGTCATCATCTGACCATCATCAAAACCTTGCAGCTTGCCAAAATTCAAAGCTCCGCCATTAGTACCTTGCTTAGCATACAGTTTGCGCGCCTCCTCAATGGCTGCCGCCTCCGAAAGCCCCTGAGATTTCAAAAAGTTCTCAACACCTAAACGGGTGCCGAACTGATTACCTTCGACTGGTGCTTTCTCGGTTCCATAAACCCGCAAGTTTTTCAGGGTTTCGTCACCATCGGCAACCGCCTGGGCTTCTTTGACTGCTTTAATCTTAGCTTGCAACTTATCGTAAGCAGATGATGCCTCATTTGCAGCGCGTACCATAGCATTACCTGCACCACCTGCACTGCTAGATATGCCGTCGTAAGCCGTGCTAATGTTGTTTACTGAGCGAGTGACATTATCGTTTGCCGTCTTGGCTTGCCCCATTTTTTCAAATGTGACACGGCCCTGCTCATCAACCGCAACCGTAACTCCTCGTTCGGCCGCCATGCGTTTAGTGACAGCATCAATCACACCACCATTGGCTGCAATGTTGGCTTTTGCTGTCTTCTCAAACGACTCCTCTAGCTGTTGCGCTGTAGCCTGGCCGTCTCTTTTGACGATATTGTAAGCGTCAGTGTAGGCGCCTGCGTCTTTTGCTAATTCCTCACGAGTTTTTAAACCCAATAAGCCGTAAGCCTCAGTCACGCCATTAATACCGTCCTTGAGTATGTCCGCTCGGTTTTGCACTCCCTCCAAGCCGTCCGCAAGCTCTTGGCCAGTTATCTTGCCCTCTTTGTATAACTCATTCCATTTGACAATCAGGGCTTCAATCTCAACTGTATTACCGGCCTTATCGGACATTGCAGTCAATGAGTCAACGAGTGCGCCACCTGCGTCATAACCTGCTTTTTCTAAGTCATCAAAGCCACTGACAAGTTCGTCAAGGCCAGCACTAGATTTCAGAAACTCTTTTGATAGGCCAACACCAACGGCGCCTGCCAACTCGTCAATCTGTTCTTTCGTACGGCCACTAGCGACTGTTGATCTATTGAGCTGCGTTACTATAACGTTGCCAGTTTCGTCCGCTTGTACTGCCAAGCCTTGCAATGCTGCTGCTTTCTCAAGCTCGGACGTTACTATATTGCCATTCTCTGCAAGGCTCTTGGCAGCATACCTTGCAAAGTTCGCCTCAATTTCCTTGTATCGCTCATTGGCGATATTTATGCCAGCAGCAACCTCTTGGCCTGAAATCAACCCTTGGTTGCCAAGTGCGGTTAGCGAGTTGATAATGTCATCAACGGCGCCTATAGTCTCAGTCTTTGGTATCACATCAGATAGCGAATCTGCAACGCTTTTCCCCACCGCTATACCTTTAGCAGCTACCTCCGCGAAACTCTCACCCACGCCTAGATAGGCAGCCTGTACGCCTGTCGCTGACTCAATTAAAATCTCGCCCGTCTCACTGATTGACGCCCTTAGATCCTGCTGAGCAAGATCAAGCCGCATGTCATCAGTAATTATCATATCGTTAGCAGCAATCTTGGCTTGTGCTACTTTGACATACTGTTCTTGCATGGCGTCAGCTGAGTATGAGCCAGCCGCTACCATTTCATCATAAAGCTGCTTAGCGGCATCGGCAGTTTCAGCCAGTCTGTCTTGCGCGGTTTTATTTACCGCCGCCCAAGCCTTACCAGATGATGATTCAAAATCAAGCATTTGTTGCTCAGACTTTCTGTGTAGCTCATCTGCCAACCTGTACAGCTCGGCAGCTCGCTCTGAGGTCTGACCCTTTAATGCTGCAAATCCTTCTAAGATACCACCTGTTATTTGCGATATTGATCCAAAAACACTGTTGGCTAGTATTGATATACCCTTAAAGCCGTCGCTAAGTACACCTAAAGCCAAGCTGGCACCTTGCATTAAGCGTGTGAATAAACCTATCTGCCCGCTTCCTTGTTCGATGCCAATAATGGCATTTGTCATATCTCCAAGCGCGTCATAAACATCTTTGACTGTCTTAAACATATCCACAAATGTTATTAGCAGCGAGTCGAAATGGTTTTCTAGCGTTGCGATAGTTTCTGGGTCCAGATTCTTAATGGCATTACTGATCGATTGCACACCAGCCGCTAAGCGTCCCGATTGGTTGACTGTCTCATTAATACTACCAATAAACTCAAACAGTGTGTTTTTCATCAAAATTAATGAGTTACCAAACGTCAGCGGTAGCGTGTTAAATTCTTCTTGAATGACTTGTGTCTGCGAACGCACTGCATCAATAACGACTTCTGATGTCAGTTTGCCCTCACCTGCCATCTTACGCAGCTCGCCACGAGTTACGCCAAGACCATCTGCCATTGCTTGAGCGAGTCGCGGTGACTGCTCCATGATCGAGTTAAATTCCTCACCACGTAATACGCCTGACTGCAAACCTTGCACAAGCTGAATGATAGCCGCATCTGCTGACGCTGCCGTACCGCCTGATAGCTTGATGGCTTCGTTAATTGTCTTGGTAACTGATAGTATCTCTGTCTGAGCCAAACCAAGTGATGTTGACGCTTGCGTAATACGTGCAAACAACTCACCTGTATTCTCAAAGCTTGAGTAGGTTTCATTGGCGATTTGCTTGACGCCCTCAAATCCTGAAATAAAAGCAATGCCCTCACCTGTAGCAATCTTGATTCGAGATTCAAGAAGGACAAACGCATCTGCCATTTGTACGATTTCAGCAGCACCAAAGCCAAATCCAACTGCGGCCAACATGCCTTGCAGATTGCCAAACGCACCTCTTAGGTTGTTGACGCCACCACTTAGTTTTTTGGTGCTAGCATCGGTGCGCTGTATCTGATTGTCAGCACCGCGCAGTTCTTGCTCAAGTCTTTGTATTTGTGCTTGCGCGGCTCTTGTGACTCGCTCAATCTCAGCAGCAGGGCGACCAGAGTTGTTTTGAAAGTTAGTTAGTGAGCGACTAATTTGGTCAATCTCACCGCGTATCGTATCTGGTACGCGCACGTTTGCCATGCGGTAGATAGCATTACGCGCACTATCAGCTGTGGCGCTAGCGCGGTTCATTGAACCTGACAACTCATTAGCAAGGCTTGTACTGGCTGATTTTGCCTCATTCAGCTCTTGCTGCAATCGATTAACCCTAGCAGTGGCTTGCTCGATTTGTTCGGGTGATGCGTCAGTCTGTCCGAGCCTTGTAGCTTCTAGTCTTGCGTTGACCAACTCTTGATCCAGTCGTCCGACTTGCTGCGCTGCTGCACGCATTGCCGCTTCAACCTGCTCACCTGACAAGCTCGCACCAGCCCCCATCTGCCTGAGCTGGTCAGCTGTGGCGCGTATCTCGGCAGTTAGTCGGCTAGCATCAACATTGCCTAGCTCGGTAAGCATCCTGTCAGCGCGTTCGGTATCAGTAACCATCTGATCGACATTGCGCTGCACTGACTGAGCATATTGCGTAAATTTATCACGCGCTTGATTGATGCCACTATTAAACTGCTCATTGAGCACGCGTAGCTGTACGCTAAAATCTAAATCACCTGCCATATGGCGCACCTCAAATTATGGACATAAAAAAAGCCCACCAATTAGGTGAGCTTGTTGATTTATTTGTTGTTTATTTAAAGGCGCTTGCCCTGTCAGGCTTTGGCAGCTTACCGGCTTTAATATGTCTCTCACTAATGTGATAGCGGTTTAAGCTATCACAATCAACAAAAACAACTGGCTTTTTACCTGCTGTGCTTTTGTTTTCTGACAATCCGGCATAGTGCACCACTTCATTTGGCGCTTTTCTGCCAACTAAATGCACAGCCTTATCTAGTAATTGGTTGATACGATCAAAACCATCATCGCCCCAAACCTTGTGAGATTTCGGCCACTCTTTTAGCGTCATGTAATTTATGTCTATCATAATCAAGCCTTGTTTTATTTAGTGCTCCAAACCACATTGCGAGCAGGTCTTCTTGCCACCAATTTTTTTGGTAAAAATATGCCAAATCATAGTAATCAGCAAAAACCACAGCCACAATGTACCTGTGATGATTATCAATACAAGATGCATCAGCCAACTTAGTTTTTTGGTTTCTTTGTAGTGCATTGTTCTCTTTTGACAGTTTGGGCAAAACTCCAAACTCTGCTCAACAACCTTAGCCATGTCATTACTCGCCTGTAAACGCCATTTTATCCTCATCATACCCTCTAAAATTGAACTCAGATTCAACATCGTCAGACAATCCCACGATAGGTAGATAGATGGTGGCGCTGTTAGATCGCGTGGTTTTATCGAATAATTCAGCAGATATTTGGTCATTTGCTGGCGTTAACACACCATCAACTCGCTGTAAGAAATTATAAGATGATATGCCGCCATTAAATTTAATTCTTATTTGGCAGCCCGGAGTACATTTAACCTCCTCAGGCGCAAAGATAGTGAATCTTTTTGATATCGTACCCACTGCCATTTTTCGTTTTTCCAACTCAATCCATGATCGTTGATTGAGATTTGGAAACTGAGGCACAGTGTACGTGTTTGTAGCATCTATTCTAGCGGTTAATGAAAAAACGCCCTCAGCATTACTTACGCTGCCGTACTTCCAGTTGCCGTCATCTTTAGAACCACCAGACCCTATAGTGCCGCCTGCCCCAATAGTTCCGCCATTACCATCACTTACTTGTGGTGGCAGGCTATCGTAACCCCCGCCGCACGCGCTTAGCGCCAACGTCAAACCTATCGCTACTAATGCTTTCATAGCCCATCACCAAAATAGTATTTACTCAATCTTAGTTGATTGTACTTTGTTGCGCTAGTCTTTCATAAACTCTTTCCAGCCTTTTGCGTCTGTTTGTGATACTCTCATCGCGATAGCCATGTCTTTGATGCGCTGTTGATGATCTTTAGCAAATGCTTTAGATAGCCCCCACCATTCACCAAAGCACATATCTAAGACATCGGATTCTCGGAGTCCGATTTTGTAGAATGGAAGTAAGCTGTCGAACCAAGTAAAGCCAGTTGTGCCCCCAGTTGTTTTAGGGGTGTGAAAATCTGACGCATAAAAAAATCGCCACTATGGGCGACGACCTCCTGCATCACTGTGAGCATTTCAAGCGGTTCAAGCTCTCGGTAAAAAGTGGGCGTTTGATCTGTCAATACCGATGCCAGTATGACTGTTTCGTCTGTATAGCCGCCAATCAAGGCCAATAATTCACTCTCAGGCAAGCCCTTATTTGCTTTTACGATACGCTCAAACTCAGCGACAAAGGGCGTAAATGCTCGTGTCACTTCGTTTAGGTTCTTAACCTTGACGCGCTTAACGCCAATATCTTTTTTTTGCTTTTCTAGTTTCTTCGTGTCTTGATTCCAAACGCTGTACGTCAGCTCAAAGCTGTAATCAATGTCATCTGTCTTGTCTGTCATGCTATACCTCTATTTCAACGAATGGCAGGTCAGGCGCTTCACTGACTATCTGACCATCTCTGATGAATACCTTTGATTGCAGCTCATAAGCTGCGCTTGATTGGACTACCGTATTGCCGCCACCTTGCATGGTGACGGTATAGCTTGAGCCGTTACGATCAATGACGGTTGCTAGTTGCTTAGCGCCCTGCTCAGTGACGTTTTTAAATAGCTGCCATAGGTTGCCGCTTGCCATTAGACAATCTCCTTGTCAAAGTGCCTTTCAACATCAATAGACTGGTCAATCTCTAACGCTCGATTGCTCGATAGACGACCTGTGATAGTCGTACCGCGCACCATGCCAATCCATGATTCACCATCATTAACGCCGATTAGTGTAGATGGCTTTAACACACCTATATCAGCGATTAGCGGCATTGAGATACCGATGTTACCAATATCGCCAGTATCACTGAGTATCGCTTTACCACGACTGATAGCGGCCACTTGGTCAGTCATTAAGTCGCTTGTGACCATTGGTGGCTGATAACCACCACTGGTACCAGTGCGTTTGACCAATGCACCAATACCGTTGTCGTTCTCTCCGTACAGTGTCACGCCATTGTACGCAGGCTTATTGACGCGCCCACGGCTGCGACTGGTAATTAGTGACATTGGCAAGGTCAATAATGGTGTCTGATCGCTCCATTCCCATGATGGGACCGGATAGTTAGCAAGCACATGGATTATATCCTCGCTCATATGAGCATTGATAAAGCCACCTGCTGCCTCAGCAATCCACTGCAATGAGTTGATAGGCGTCTTGTTTGAGTAGCTGTAAGTATTGGCTGGTACATTCCAACCGTTAACTCCGGCAAGCTGCCAATCAAGCGTAAATCCTGACGGTACACCGCCACGGTTAAGCTCGTCCTCTGCAATCTGTCTAGCACTCATGGCCGTGTCGTACTTAAAGCCACGCTGTGATGAATACGGACTCGCTAACAGCATTGCTCGCGACTTGCCTTTGATCGTTAAGCTACTCTCACCAAACTGGATGCTATCCTCGCAACCATCTAAGATGAATCGCCATAGATTGCCATTACAGACGAAATCAACACCTATCTGCGGCTCTCGTGCTGTATCGACTTTTGATAGCTCTGACAGTGGGACAGTCGCACTAAATGACCATGTGTAGCTGTTGCTATCAATGCCCACGCTAAAGCCTAGCAGCTTAATCTCACGCCCATCATCGGAGCGCGTTAATGACACACTGTTTGTCACAAATATAACTCCTGTTTGGGGCTGCGGCTCAGCACCGTCACTCTCTTTAGCCGTTAATATTAGATAGCCGTAAACATCAACATCAATTTCATGTATTGATAGTTTAGTGCGTGGCGATTGACTCTTTGGCGCACACAGCACAACATCAAGCGTTAACGTTGGCGCTGTTAGCTGCTCTTTAAGTATGACTGTCTGCCACAGAGGAGGCGGCAAGTAACCAACAACCCAAGACGGTAATTTTGCTGTATCAATCAGATTGCGATATTGATACCCTGCTAATTTACTCAGCTCAAAACCTTGGCTGCGAATAATCGCATCAAGATAGCTGTATTCGCCTTGCATTTTGCGCTCAGTTTGACGTGCAAGCATCGCCTCAAAGCTGTACCAGTTGCTATGGCTTGCTTTTTTAGCAGTCTCGGTTTTTAGCTGTGACTTAGTGTCTACAAAGTTTTGCGACTCGTATAACTGCTTACTATCTGTGCTAACTCGCTTCGCGCTCTCAGATAGCAGCTGCGCGTCTGTTGATAGCTTAATATTAGCCTCAAACTGAGACTGGCTATCTGTTGTTAGTAGTTTTGCCGACTCTCTATCATCTGACGCACTGACCGCTGTTAATTTATTGCTCTCAAAACCGCCTGACCTATCCATACCCTGTAATTTTGAGTGCTGAATATTACTGGATTTATCTAACATAGCGCCGCGAAATACGTTGGGGTCATAATGCCCGATAATCTCAGACTGCACATTGATGTCAGCGTACGTATCAATACTAATACCGACAACAAACGCTGTCACATTTAGGGATAGCTCAGGCTGTACTACAATCGTGCTGTCTAGCGTGACGTAGCGCGGTTCAGGTGTATTTGAGCTTAACTCAATACCGCCACCAACTGTTACCACGCCATCAAGACCGACAAAAACATCTTTGTCTATCTCGGATTGCGGGCGACACAAAACCACATCGCGTATTTGAGATGATGCGCCAAAAATATCCTCAACCAACACAATCTCGGCTGATAACGGCGGCGGTGTATAGCCGTTTGACTCACCGCCAGTTACAGATAGCGATATATCGCTACTGACAGTGATCGTGCTGTCAATCGTAATTGACATATCATCAATTGGCGCACACAGCACCACGTCAAGCTCAGACAGCGGCTCAGTTTGTTGCGGCAACACAACATCAAGTGATAAATCTGGGGCCATGTATGTCATACGTAAACCTCTTTAAAAATTAGACATACAAGGCCGCCCGCACGCCACCATAGCTGCTACCATACGCGCGCGAATAAGTGAAATAGACACGCCAGACGCCCGAGAGCGCACTGGTGGCCCAATGGCCACCCGAAACCGGGCACACATCGTCCACGCGATCGTCATAAAAACGGTCATGACCAAACAGATCTGTGCCAGACGTACTATTAACGCCAGTAGCAAGAGGAATGCCCGCGCATGAGGCTTGCCAGTCTTTGCCCGACGTTGCACTTGAGAATACTTGCTGTGTACCGTTGCCCATCTCCAAACCACGAGACGTACCTGTGAGCGCACCAATACTAGCACCCAGTGACTCATAGTTTGCTGCGATACCCGCTGCACCCCATGCGTCATTAGCTGCCGAGGCTCCGCTTGTTAGTGCGGATGCTTTAGCCGTTGTTTTTAGCGCGTAGAACGTACCTGATAGTTGTGTGACACCTAAGCAGATCTCGTACATATTGCCGTTGAGATCTGCCACGCCATTTGCTTGCCCGTTATGTGTCGTCTTAGCAAACGGTAGTGCCGAACCAGTCTTACCAGCATTACTATAGCCTGTTGCAGTGTATTTAACCGTTGCATCATTAACGTCACCCAGCACATTGTTGTTATTGCCTTTAGGGTAGTTAGCAACGCCCGTCGCGTCATACCATGCGCAGTTATCGGTGCTCGTTGCTGCTTGCGCATGAGCCATAGACAGTAGTGATAACGCTCGTTGCACAAACAATGTCGTGACAAAAAATTCTGAACCGCGCGTCTTAACCGCGTCAATAGCACCCGCGAAAGTGTTTGCAGGCGTACCTGTTAAGCCGCTATACGGATTGTTAGCACTGCTTGAGGATAATGGATTGCTATTTTTGACTGAGCTAGCAATACCGCCATTATTACTTGCTTGATATTTATCAACAAAAAATCCGTCTTTGATTTGTCCGCCATCATAAAATGCACGATGTAACGCATACCCTGCGGCATTAGCAGCCTCTACGCTATCAAAGTCATGCTTGCTCTTAACATCAAGCGAGTTTAGACCGTAATCAGTTGCGCGTGGACTATCTGCACCGCCCCAACGGTAATAAAACATAGGTATCCAACACATAACAGAACCATCACTGTGCTGATAGTTACCGTAGTTTTCATGGCCTTCTGTGGTTGTACCTTCCATCTCGCTCATGCCAAGCGGTAGCGTGGCGGTAATGCCTACCCCAAATAACGCCGTGCCCTGTATGCCGATGTTGTTAATGGTTGTGTTTGCAGCTTCAAATTGATAAGCGCCGTGCGTGATAGGCTCGCAGCCATCTGCTACATATGTAATGCCGCAGTTTATGTCGGTAATGGGGTTAAATGACCAGTTGCCTGCTGTATCAGGGGTTGATGTGCCGATATGATCGCCCGTTTCCCAGTCAAATAGTAGTACATAATCAACTGGCTCACCGTTATACTTTTTTGCCTTACCCTCAATTTTTGACATATTAAATCCTCACCTTTAGCCCAACGATGCCCACATAGCCGCCTTGGTAGATTTTATCTTTGTTGAGCACTATTTCAGCGGCAGTATAGTTAGCAATAACTGCACCAGTCGCATCAAGCAGTTTTGCCGACGTTGGCACTCCTGATGCAATAGCGATGGCCTCAGGCGGCGTTTTAAACGTCAAAACACCGCCTGTAACACTAAGTTCGACTGGGTTAGTTAACGCAAGCTCAACTGCAAGCGTTGTATCTATATAGACTGACAGCACTGAGTTTGTGCCGACATTAAGTTTGTCAGCAAGTCCTTGCAGCATCGCGTTTTTTGCATCATCACTTAATATCATTACTCACCCCTGTCTCTATCAATATTAGCGTGATAACCGATTGTAAAATCATAGTTATCTTTGCTACTGCCTTGGTGCTGCTGGATTGCATTGCCGATCCACACCGGATATTTAGCGGCAGCGGTGTTTAGCCTGACCACGTTGTTAGCCGACCAGCCGATGCCCCATGCTGCTTGCGGTATCGTAAAATACGGATAACCTGTCATCGGATTAATAGGCGCTGTTAACGTGGTGGTTGAACCTGTACCAATCTCCCCCACCGTCTCACCGATAATGCGGAATGATGTAGCACTCGTAAATACTAATGCCCAACGCTCCTCGATCGAGTCACGATTAGTCACTACGATAGGATTATTAGTCACTTGCAACTGTGACGTTGCCTTATCGCCGATTAACGTATCGCTAAAACCACCATTACCCCATGACTTTTGACTAAACACGTTATACGCACGCGCTTGCATATCACCAGCTAATAGCATTGAGCTAAAAACTGCAGCTGTGCTGTAATCATGCGTGATGGGCGTTGATAGCGTGACGCGACCTGATATATCTGTCTCAATAACCAGAGCAATATCCATAATGCGATATTTAGCAGTTAATGGCGCGGTATAAAACGACATATCAAACATGCCATTGAGCGTTAAAGTGCCTGCATCTAAATCGACATCAAGATAATCAAAGCTCACTTTTAAACCATTAGCATCGACTACGCTAACATCAGACAAACGCTCAAAGCCCAAATCAAACTTATCGTTTGGCACGTTGGTTGGTAACTGCATCGTCTTAAGCTCGGTGATCGCTATTGAGTCACCTTTGCGGACAAACGGCACACGACCATCTGTCGGTAGTCGCACTGGATCAAGTCCTATTAACTCTTTATCAAGTGGCAAGTAGCTGTAGGCAATCGCGTTATAGCGGATACTGTCAGGCTTTACATAGATTGGCTGGTTTACGTACTCAACACCCCCATCAGTATAAAAATACTCTGAGTCATACCAAGCATCTTCAGGCGTAAAAGTCACACCGCTAAGGTCCGATACTTTATGTTTGTGATAAAAATACAGAGCCACCACACCCGCTTTAAAATCAACCGTACCATGTGCAAAGCTGTGACCAGTGATATTGCCCTGCTCATCGGTGGCCAGTGACAACATTGTTCCGTCTGCAAGCTCAGCGGTGATCTGTAATGACGCTTCTTTAAGCGGGGCCACTGGCGTTCTAAATATCAAGTTAGCAAGCGGTACAGGGTCATTCTCACGCAGCATTGATTTTAGATTGACTGTGTTTTGCTGATCTATTTGCCATGTCGTTAGCTCAATGACACCAGAGTTATAGTCAATACTACCGACAACATCAGCACCGTTTTTTACCCTGCCGTTATCATCACGTAAATTAAACCCGACAACATCAACAAACACTGAGCCGCTGACTACTGGCGCCAATACATCTTGCGGTAGAGCTAGATTAAGACTGCTTACTTGTCCTGTAGTGGTGGCTGCCTCTGTCGTAGGTGCGGTTATGGATTTTGCTAAAAAATCAACGTTGCCAATTTTAAACGGCTCAGTTTTTTGTGTGATCTTAAATACTGGAGACACACCTGGTCGCGCTAATACATCAACGCCGCTAACCTGTTTTGACACTTTGACTTTAAAGCTAGCCGTACCTGCTGACTTATCAAGCGTGCTGCTTAATAGTTCGACATTCCACTTTTGCGAGGCGTTACCATTAAAGGGTTGCCAAAAAAAGTCGCTACTACGATACACTGTGTTCCCTGAGTAGAGCATTTTGTCAGAATAAGCAGGATATAAAACATTATCTATTTTTAATGAGGACCCGTTGTCGCTTAGTATGATATTGATATGACCTGCATAACCTAAATCATCTCTGCCCATCACTAAGCTAAACTCAACACCAGTAACCGATTGGTCAAAAGTAATCGTTTTTTCATAAATGCCATCGCTGATATCAGGCGAATCTTTGTACTTTGTCGTTAAAACATTAGATTCAATGATGCGCTGATAAGACAGATTAAATACCGTGTCTTTAGCCACTGTCGAATTTGGCGCAATGCTTAAACGGCCATCAATAAATGTGCCTGTTGCATCACCTGTGATTACGCCATTGCTAGCTGTCGCTGTCTTATCGGTTGCCCATGTAATAGTAATATCGCCGCTTACTTTGTCTGCAACATTAATAACGTGATAAGCAGCAGGTAACGTCTGCTCTCCATACTTAACCGTATTTAGATCAACGCCAAATGAGTAAATAATATAACTAGCAGCGTCAGGTATAGCAGCAGTGGTAAGCAATACCGTCTTGCCCTGCACCGTACCACGCCCGTTACCGTCGTCATCAATCAGATTGCCACGACCATCGTCATGTACGAGATAATTATTACCGCCTACTGTATAAGTGATTTTAAGACTGTTTGGCACTGGCTCGGCACCAAGCTCGCGCACGTAGTTATAACCTGCATTGTCATCGACCACTTGATAATCAGTCTGCGCCACGCGGGTAAACTCGCTCGCGGGTTTGTAGCTACCCGTTATTGTGTTAACGCCTGATAACCCAGTGCCGCTGTACCATACGATTTGACCGATGCCGTATTTGATTGACGCATAAGCCACACCTTGCCCGTCTACCAGCTCGCCATCACGGTCTGTCAGCTGCGTATAGTTAACATTGAGTGACAATGTGCCAACCGACACCCCGCTTGGTAAATTAAACGCTGTGTTGGTCGCAATATTGACCGACTGACTGATATTAATAACGCCATCGCCACGCGCCTGAGTGGCTATCTGATTCGCTGGGTCGCGCTGTAAAATGGGCGTCTCAACTTGGGTGCTTGGTACGACTTGGGTATAAATAGAGTTAAGGCGTACTTGGCGTGACTGCATAGCGACAACTGGTTCAGCCAATTTTGATGCGCTGTAGTATTTAGCAGCATCAGCGACACGAGCCTCACGCAAAATAGCACGTCTGCTCGTTGATGCGTTTTGATAAAACTCAGGCACGGTTAAACCATTAAACGTCTCGTTTAACGTGTCGCCAAACTCAATGGTCACCACATTACGTGTCACTGTCTCACTAGCGGTACGTTGAAACTCACGCACCACTGTATCGACTTTTAATGGTCGCAGGTACTGATAAAACTCGTCAGACTGGCCCTCGTTTTGCACAATGACCAGAGGCTGGCCGACTGCCGGCACAGCATCTTTTAAACCAAGAGATAGCTGAATTACGCGCTGACCCGCAAGCTGTGTCTCTAGCAAATGCCCTGCCCACTTGGTGCCAAAGGCTAGATAGCTCTCAATCTTGTTTTGAGCGTCCGAGCGTCTATCAGCAAATGACGTGGCTTTAAATGCAAATACGCTGATATTCGGATTGTCAGGCAGCTCCGTAAACAGTATACGAGTCGCTTGCAGTAGCTCAGCATTAGCCGTCTTAACTGCTAGAGAGACTTTACGCAGACGCACACGGCCAAGTAAGCGGTCAATGTCTGACACGTCGGGGAATAGGTTATTAGATACGCCATCTACTACAGCCTCAGCAGTGGGCAAGCCGCCGCCCTCGTCTGTGTCGTTCATGACCTCAGACTTTAAAATCTCTAAATCGTTTTGAGTAATTGCCATGTCGTCATCCGTCAAATTTTAGGCATTAAAAAAGCCCTAAAAATAGGGCTAAATAAGTAAGGAGTGCTACTCGCTCGGTATCTCTAAGAATCTAAGTGTTACGTTGTAATAATCGGTCAGTTTTGGGCTGTTCGTACCCTTGACTGGAGTTGCTTCAATTGCCTTTTGTTCTGTGTCAAACATGACTTTCACGCGCTTTACAGCATCATTGGATAGATAATCCAGCCAAAACGTCGCGCCCAGCTTGTCACGCTCAGATTTGAGCGCATTGACCGTTTCTCTTGTCAGAACCCCATGACCCGCAGGCGCTTGCATCGTGTACGGTCTGCCAGCTTTACGCTCTGACTGCTCGACGATCATTGTACCGTCTAGCGCGTACTTGGTATTTGATACGACAGCTGACCAGTCGTGCTCACCTTCTGGGTAAAGACTATCGGACAAGACAATAACCGCGCCCGTGGCTGTATTTGTCAGTTTGGTTTGTGCATTAGTACGCATAATGAGTCCTTTTTATTTGAGTAAGCCATCGCAACGCAATGACTTAATTAAATAAAAACAGGCCCATGTGATTTCACATAGGCCTATGTGGTTACAGCTTCACAATTTCATACATGGCTTCTTCGGCTTCGTCATACATCAAGTCAGCTTCAAGTTCCATCTCGCTAAAATCATCGCCAATTAAATCGTAAGCATCTGCTGGTGACAGCTTAGCGCGATATGCTGTGACGACTTGCTTATCTTTTTGACCAACTTTGTTTAGACCATTAACGCGGATGCGGTAATAATCAACATCATCTGTCATGGGTTTCATGATTGTGGCGGTGCCGTAGCTGTACGCAACTTTGATCGGTGATGCGATTGTCTGTACGTGCGTCATTTCAAGAGTGCCGTACTTCTCATCAATCGTGTAGTCAATACCTTCAACCAAGGCCAATGGTGTTGCATCTGTGCTGTCAGTAATGACAACATCGCTGACGTTCTTATGTTTCAAAAAGATAATATCGCCAATAGCGTCAACTTCGTGCTCTTCATCTGTCACTGAGCCTGTCGCAACTTCCGTGACTGTCGCCTGTAATGCTGCTTGCATGGCTTCAAGACGGCGCTCGCTGAGGGTTAAGCTAAAAGTAGCGGATTTATCCCCTTCTGACTTGTCCCAAGTTTGGTTTTTACCTGAGTGATATTCTTTTAACTCACTCTCATTCTCGACTGAGTGATTAAAGGCGGCGGCTGATGCCACGCCCACCCAAAAAGGCTTGCCCTCTACGCCGTTCTTAACAGCGGTAAAATACACTTTACCGTTACCGATAAATGCGTGTGATTGTTGTTTATCTGCCATGTTACTTATCTCCTATGGCGTAATAGTGGTTTGAAAAGTGAGTGGATATAATGCAAACGTACTAAAGTAATCAGGCCGCCCGCTGGTCGATGTGCGCTCTAGTGGGTCGTGATAGTCGTCTAGCTCATAACCTTGCACATGATTGATAACTTTACTCACAAGCTCGCCTGACGACTCCATGAGCGCCTTAACGTCTGTTTGTGCCGCTTGGTTACTCACAGCGACAACAACCGTCCATTGCTGCACGTCACGGCTGTCTATTGAGCCGTTAGCGTTAGGATTGTTGCCAGTGTTGATGACGTAGAGCGCGGGTGTGACGTTTTTATTGATATTGTTGATACTAGCGACGGTGCCAACGTGCTTAATACCCCACTCGTCAGCTTTCGCCTCCAGGTGCTCGATCAGGCCAAGACCTACTGCAAAATAATTACTCATAAGTCCACGTCCATAATTCGATTGATAATATTAAGCACTGACGCCCTATCGTTGTCATTCATTCCCATGTACGGCCTAGCGGGTATATCGCCCCACAAGTGCGGGAATATCGCCTTTTTACCGCCGTAGTGCATCATGCGAGCGTAAACAACGTTTGTACCCCACTTGACGCCATCAGGTAGCGCAATATAGGTCAATGACGCCATGAGTCGACCAGTGTCACGCAGGGTATCACCTTCGTCCTCAATAGCCCTTAATGACGGTAGCCACGGTTGGCGCTGTAGATCATGCTGATTGTAAAAACGCTCCTCAGTTTGATAGACCATCTCAGCGCCAGCCATACGGCTAAACTTTTGCATCTTTTTACTATCAAAATACAAATCGCCTAGCCGCCTGATAATCTCGTCACCACCTGATAGCTCTGCATCAAACATGACTCACCTCACTTAATGCTAGGCATCTTGGCAAAAACGTCATCACCAAAAATTTGACCAGGATAGCTACTGCCAATTGGTACGGCAGGCTTAACGTAGGTCTTTTGCTGCTCCTCAGCTGTCAATGGCTCAGCAAAAGTAACATTGGCTTTGCCTGCACCAACGTCTTGCAGCCATTTAAGCGCCTCTTTATAACGTGACTCAACCTCATCGGTTGGCTCATTCATATAGAGCAGGTGGCGAGCAATGTCAGCGCACACCAGTTTTAGATGCTCAGTCTTATTCAATGGCGTTTGATAGCGTATGGATAAGTAACTGTTCATCTTCTCTGATGCGTCACTGAGCGCGTTAGTGACTGCAAGTAACCCGTCACTGTGCATCGACTCAAGCTCAGCAATAGCCAATGCTCCAAAGCGGCTGATTAAATCGTCATGAGTCGCATACATGGCTTAGTCCTTCGGAAAGCGTGCGATTAGCTCAGCTTTTGTATCTGAGTCGTTGTACTCAATTTCCTCTTCATCGAGTAAGGCTGTTAGCTCGGCTTTGGTCAGCTTTTCTAGCTCGACCACTTCGCCACCTTCGCCAGTATCAACATCTTCGCCTTCGACGGCTTCAGCTTCTACAATAGCGCCTTTACTTAGTAAGAACTTGGCACGTTTTTCGGTCAAGCCTTCAACCACTTCACCAGTCTTAAAACGGCCTACCGATTGTTTTGCAATATACTTAGACATAATTTGCTCCAAAAAAAGCCCTGTGATTAGACAGGGCGATTAAAGTTAGTTGATATTAAAGAGTGATAAAACCAGTACCACCAGCGGCACCATTTTTATTGATGGTCACTGGCAGTGGGCTTGAATCAGCGATAAATTTATCGACAGATGGGTCATCGCTAAATACATGGTATGGCATCAATTCCATTGCTAATTTAGCAGGGTTTTTGCGATGCTTAATCATGCAATAGTAAAGCGGATTATCTAGCTCAGAGATTAACCAAAAGCCATCTTCTGGAATCATTAGCTCGCTTGTACCATCTTCTTTTTCAAACTCAGCGTCATACGTCCAAAAGTTAATACCGTCTACCGTACCGCGTAGGGTTGCAGTAGTTTCGCCACCAAAACCGCCATCAAACACACGGGTCGCATTGGTGTCTTTTGACGCTGTGAATTTGTCGTTAAATTCTTTGTTGTCTGCCATCGCGTCAAACACGCGGCTAGACATTTGAGCATCAACTGGGCGGCGCTTACCATGCTTGACCAAGTTTTTGACAATCTGGCGAATGTCTTGATACGGAGTGGCGCCTTGTTGATCCCAAGCAATAAGCGGCGTAAATGTTAAGTCAGCATGACGACCAAAGTTAACAGTCACACCCGCATTGTCATCACCTTGCACAACCACTTTGCCATACAGTAAAGCATCTCGGCACATCATAGTGACACGCGCTGCTAACGATTGGCGGATAGTCCAGTAAGACACGGCGGCGGCCATTTCCCACTCATCTTGCATGGTTGGCGGTGTACCAATAGCATTAGTCGCAATGACGCGCATATTCTGCAATAGCTTTTGCATCTTAGCGTCAATCTTGCTTAACGGCTCAACGACACATGCGGGCTTAAAGTAAGGCGCTGGAATGTAATCAACATTCAATTGCACTTTGTCTTTAATGACGCGACCTTGCGCGGTTGGCAATACAGCAGGCGCTAATGGAATGTAGGTTTTGATATCGCCTACTGGCACCTTATCTTCACCGTTTAGATAAATCGGGTTACCAAAATAGCGGTCACGGAAAAAAGTATCAACGGGTCTACTTAGATCATAAACCGCGCCAAGTTCTTCAAAAGATGCGGTATCAATTTGCACATCTTCAATGTTAAAAGTTGCCATAAGTTAAATCCCCTATTTGACTACGCTAAGCGTAATTGGTAATGAACGATTAGCGTGCGCACGGGCTGCTAACTTTTGTGTTGGTGTCAATGCAACGCCGTTTAGTTTGACTTGTGCCACATCAAACTTACCTGCTACATAGACTGGCATTTCAACGCCAGCGGCAATTTTGGCAGTTGCTTGCTCAGCGGTCACATCGGCAAGACAAATAACATGCCAATCCGCTTGTGCGCCTGTTTCAGTATTACTGTGAGTCGCTACGTTGGTGCCAGCAGCAATCACCAATAGGTCACCGCGTTTGTATGCTGTAGCAGCGGTAGGCACTACGCTATCAGTGATAGGTGCAACATCAACAGCTAACGGCTGCTCAGTTGTATAGTTGAAATCAACCATTATTTAACTCCTTGTGCTTTAGCTGCTTCAACAGCTGCTAGAATTTTACTTTCACCACCTTCACGGCCATTGGTTGCTTGCGCTTTATCCAAACCATCTGGTAGCTCAGGCGCTTTCTTTTCGACTGGTTTTGCCATAAATTCAGCGACAGCAAACTGTGCATCGTCCATCGCTTTAAACGCAGTAACTTGCTCGTCGGTAAACTCACGACCAGTATCAGCAGCTAGCTTATCAATGGCAGCTTGGCGTGTTGATTCTTGCGTCTTTGCTAGTGCGTCCTTAGCTGCCTGCGCCTCAGCCTTAGCATCAGCAATCTTTTGATCAGATGCAGCTTTATCAGACACTGCCTGTTCCTCTAGCTGCTTAATTTTGGCTTGCGCCTTCTCTAACTCGTTCAAGTCGTACTCCTCGGGGTTATTGTTGCTCTGTTTGGCTTGGCTTGATGTTGATACGCTGTCTGCTATCTCATCAATCAAACCTAATTCTTTTGCGCGTGTCGCATCGAAACACCGACCTTCAAGCGATGCAATCGTGTCAGCGTTCAAACTGCGATAGCTTGCTACGTGCTCAAAAAACTCTTGAGCATTAGCATCTACACCAGACTGTATTTCTGCCAATTGCTCGTCGGTCAGTGGCTCATCATCACCAAACACGGCTTTCCACTTCCCGCTACGGATATTAGTCACCGTGATACCTATTTGCTTTAGGCGGCTTACTTGCTCAGTGTGCTTGACTATCGTGCCGATGCTACCTATACCTGCAAACTGTGCCGCTACGATACGGTCAGTCATTACAGCTATGCGATAGGCAGCTGAGTAGGCATTACCACTAACAAACGTCTGAATAGACTTTGTATTGTCCGCTATCGCTTCATCAACTAGATGCTGACCTTTGACGTATCCACCAACGCTATCAATGTCTAAGACAATGCTAGTCACTGTGTAATCGTCATTGGCTTGCTGAATGTAATTCGCTAAGTTTGCATAGCCTGTTACACCCCATGAGCGATAATCACTTGAGGTTTCAGGTACTAGCAGACCGCGAACATCGATAGTCGCTACGCCATTCTCAACCGTATAAGCTGCTTCACTACCATCATCGCTATGACGTGATAGCGCTTTGAAGTCGATAGATGCGAGCTCACCGTTTAGATCGTGGCAAGCCATGAGCGCATGACTGTTGATGTCGCGCTTAATCTTTGCTTGTAAGTTCATATTTCACCCATTAAAAAAGCCTTATCATTTCTGATAAGGCTACTGTTTTATACGTCTATCAGGCTAAACTCATTTTTTCTAAAATTTAATGTAATATTTCTCCAAAACAAAAAAACCTCATCAAATGATGAGGTTCTTTATTCATAAAATTGAGAAAAAATAGTTAAGTTAGAGTGTCATTTTTTATCTGTCAATAAAAAGTCTTCTGAATACTCAGCATCAAATAAAGAGATAGTTTCAATTTCATCAATGCGAATCACTAATTTAAAGTCCTGCATCTTTTTCCAGTCTATCTTGAACTCTGAACCATCCCAATCAATAAACTTATTTTTCTCGTACACAGGCATATACTCACAGTTAAGCTTCATATCTAACGTATCTTTATCACGATAACCGCTAAAGAAAGGAATTATTAAAATATTTCCTAAATCAGTATTTTCAAATTGCTCCCCGAGTACCATGCCGACATAAACTTTGCGAGATTTCATAGACACTTTAACAGATGAATTCGATTGAAGAGACTGGATGACAACATTAAGAATGCCATCCAAACTCTTTAATAAGTCATATTTATCCTTTGAAAAATCAATTTGAATTCTTGCTTCGCAGATTACCCATGATATACAAGCTGTAGCAATTGTCATCACTACATAGTGAAGGATGTCTTTTTCACCTTCAACTAAAAGTAAAAGGTTTTCTCGAAACCTTTTACTTAGATTAACAGTAATATCAAGGTAAGATAATATAGTAACTTCTAATGTTAAAATAATTAAAAGTACGACTAACGTACAGAATGAAAAAATTAAAATCCCTAATAATATAGAGATGATTCCATGTTGAGCTAAATATACATAGGATTCCCATCCCACACTGCGCTTGAGGATATTTTTCTGATAAGGTACTGAAGAAGCATATCGGTATCCTAAAACTAGAACAAACATGATTAAAAGCAGACCCATATAATATTATGCCTTTTGTGAGTCTAATTTAATCTTACTCAAAGCACGGATCTGATTTTGAACACCTGTACGTACCTCAGGATTGTCATAATTTAACCATACGTTACCTTGATCATCCATAACTAATCGTTCGTTTTCACTAACGACTTTTTTTGGTCTATCAAAAGTCAATACTCTCATTAAAAATCCACTGCGGCTGTTAGTATTCATGGTAACAAACTCCTTTAGTGGCTAGGTTTGGGTTTAAAATATCATAATTATTAATATATATTACTCACATATCTCACCGGTATCAATCTATAAGCTACATAAGGCTAATATTAACTATAATAAACTTATAGAAGTTTACAGTTATTGTTTAAATAGCATAATTAACTTTAACTCTCTTCCTCAATCAATGCATGAGCCTCATCAATCATCAAAGCAAGCTCAGGCACTGGCTGCGCTAACATCACTGTGATAGCCGCTTCAATGCGCTGTCTTGCTGCTAATATCGCGCCTGACTGCTGATAGTACGTAATAGCAAGCTCGGCTATCTTGTCATTGACTAGTTTGTTCATGTTGCCCGTGTACTGAGCCGGTGTACCGCCAATCCAACCTTCATCGTTCGGCACATTGGGCAAATCATCATCGGCGGTTATGCCTTTTGCTTGAGCTTGAGACTCAGTTAAGGACCGCATAATGCAGCGACAACGATACCCATCAGGCGCATAATGTTTCTGCCAAAATGGGTCGTCAATATGTCTGATCACGCCATCTAGCACCTTATGAGCTGGGCGTTGTCTAATATCATTGATACCGTCACGCATCAGGTATGGGCGTTCATCTTTATTTTGCTGTTGCTGATACCATCGACCACGGCCATAAGCACCTTGAATGTTGGTTCTAAAGATATTGTCTAGCCGATGCCTTGGTAGGTTAATATCAATATCACCTTTTTTTACAGCGTTTTGAAAGTCTGCGAATGTACCGCCACTGTCGAGTTGGTCATTGACCAAGCCCATGACATGCTTAATCTGCTCAGTCTGCCCTAGCCCTGCGATAGATACCGCTTGCTGACGCTGTATGGGCGTCATCACGTTGTAGTATTCATCAGGCAAAACCACGTTACGGTTTAAAGCGTAAGCAATAGCTTCGATAAACTTTACGTCAAATGCTGCTGTTGTCGTTGCCATTGGTTACTCACTTTATTTTGGACAATAAAAAAGCTCATCCATTAGAATGAGCTTTCAATTTTTTGTATTAATGCAATGTGCTGAGTATTTTAGAAAAAATTAGTGGTCAGAGCGCTCAATATGCTAATTAGGATAGTAATACTCATCTGTGTAGAAGGCATTTGATGACTTATAAAGTGATTCTACCAAGCGATAAATAATATTAATATCGGTAAGATACTGATACCCCTTGGTCTTACCATATTCAAAAATATACCTAACTTGCATAAAAGTATTTGAGTAATCAGACAAATCTGCTAGTAAACTCCTTCCTGTATCAATGGTATAACGTCCCGTCAAATAGTCATACAAGTCTTTATCATGCTCCAAGTAAGACTTTAATAACTTTCCTAAATCGTGACGCGCCCACTTTTTCGACGAATGAACTTCTTTATCAATTAAAAATTTTATAGGCCTATCACCCGCTTCCTTTTCAGCTTTTGTCTGAACCATCTCTTCGTACTTTTCATCCACATCAGGATGAAAGCCCTTTAAAAACAACTCAGCTGAGAGAGCCAACAGAGTTAGCATAGGATAAGGAGTATCCGTAGGTCTATCGTCGTCTAACTCATATAGACGTTGTGCTGTAAGAAAATAAGCAGTTGCATGGGATAAAATCGTAGTATCTAACGCTGGAACAACAACATTAGGAGTAACACTGGTATCAGTATAGCCAAGATAACGTTCTTCCAGCTTTTTCTGTAATGCTACTAAATCCATAAAACCGCCTTAGAGTCAAATAAGCTAGGAACAAAGGTTTAATAAAAACAACCCAATGCAAAGCCAATATAACAGGCACTATGGCAACAATGAAGCAAAATTTAGCTAGATTAGAGATATCAAGATAACTACAGTATTAGTAGTTACACCTCACTCGATTCATCAGCAAAACCATGTAAATCAGCGACCGCTAACGAGGTATTAACCAACTGAGTAAACTCGCTATCAGCCAATCCCTCACCGCATAGGTTAAATAGCGACTCACGTAAGCTGTCAGCGTCCGTAGCGTTGCTTATAGCTGATAGTACTGCATTAGAATCAAAAGGCTGTACGCTTAATTCAAGCGCATCATCTGCGACTTGTTCAAGCTCTTGCTGTTCATCAGTAAACTCACTATCACTGTCAGCTGCTTTAAATGGCAGCCATGTTTTGCTAGCCATTGACGTATAGCGATTGGCTTGTGCTGACGTTGGCAATTTAATAGCGCCTTGTCCATCACCGTAATCCATGTGCGAGATATGCTGCTCGTTATAGCCATGCTCGTCTACAAAATAAGACTTGGTGAAGCGAACACCCATCTCATGCGCTTTTTTATCTGCGTCTAACTGCTCTTGGTTGATGAACTTCTTAGCCACCCACTTAAACTCAGGCGCTTCAAACCCATTAGCGGTACAGATAACATCAATGAACCGTTGAACGGCTTTAAGAGCGTGCTTACGGTCGCCGCTAAAGATAATCTCTTGCTGCTCTTGATGTATCTTGCCTTGGCCATATGTGCCGCCATTGTCAGTGCCGCTTGTGAGCGTTTGGCCAAGCAAGTAGGTTGTAATACTTTGCTTAACAACATTGTCGTAGCTCACAAACGCCTTGCCATCACTGGTAGCTGTGACTGGTGTTACATCCTCATCAATGCCGATAGTGACGACGCCTGAGTTGTGGGCCGCCAGTATTGCATCTGCAAATTTCTGCGCGTCATCCTCAGTTGTTGCGTCAGTCTTACCGATAAGCAATGGAGAACCGAAACGCTCCAAGAACTTAGACCAAAAACGCCAGCCGTTGGTTTTAAAATAATGCAGCCAGTAAACACGGCTTAGTATCGACTTGCCTTTGGGGTTTAGATACGTTGGCTTATGCTGCTGGTACAGATAGCGATAATAAAAGTCCTTTTGATCACTAATCATGACCGGCTGACTACCATCGTTCGGGAACCATTGTAGTGCACCGCCAGCTAATGGCTCAAACCACTGGATAGGCTTAGACATCATTGAAGTAACTGCATTACGTCCCTTATCATCCTTACCCCATAACTGCTCAATGACATCATAGCCGTACCACTTGCTAAGCGATGAGCCTTGCAAGATCGTTCCAAGATGCAGGTCTAGTTGCTCATAGATAAATTCAGCAACATTGCCCTCACTCGGTGTAATCGTATAAGCAGCATTACTCAGCTCTTCTTCACGTATATCAATCGCTTGATCGATATCAGGATCCGTCAGTAATGTCTTTAGTGCGTGACGGCTGATACCCGCTTTCTTAAGTATCTCGTCAGTGTCAGTACGGATCAGGTGACGGTAGAAGGTCTTGCCTCTTAAGTCTGTCACCTGCTCTTGACTTAACGCCTTACCTGCTGTGACACGGTAACGCGGCTTTTCAGTTATATCATTCATCTATACGTCCGTTTGCCAGCAGTGGCTCTGTATCGTTTAGTATTAGCACCACGCTTCATAGTGCGCTCGTGTGCATATCTGAGTGAGTCAATCAAATGGTTATGCTTATCGATAATTTCAGGCAATATCTCGCCGCTTAATCGGTCCGTTTTGTAGCTGTACAATCGGAACTCTTTTGCGGTTGCCGTGCACCTTGGGTGAATGACGATCTGCTTATAGCCTTTTAGGTGAGCAATGCCATCCTCAACACTACCCTTACCTTTAACGCATGCCTTAATTTTTGGTATGCCGTTACGCTTTAGGTAGCTGATTGATTCAGGTCGAGCGTTATCAGCTATCACCTCGTAGTTTTCAATGCCTGGTATATTATCTTTCAGGTAGTCTGGTGTGTCGTCAATCTCAAGGCCAACCTTGCACGCCTCATACTCAATATAAAGTATGTTGTCACTGACCCATGAGTTTGTCGCGCCTGTTGGATCCGTAGAAAAACCAAAATCCAAACCGTTATATGGACCGTTCCATGTTGGGTGTCTTTCAAACTCTCTAACAACAAACTTACCGTTAAATATCTGGGCGTCCGAAGCTTCGAGATAAGCACCTTCCCAAATCCAACAATAGGTCGCATCGTCAAGGTTAGCTTGATCACTTAAGCGTTCTTGCTCAAGCACATCAGGGAAGAATGGGTTATCGTCATAATTCATCTCAACGATGAATTTATGCTCAACCTGTCTGAAGCGCTTGTCTGTTGCACTATCCTTATTTTCAGGATTCCATGTTATCCAAACCTCTGAGTCATCTTCACGTACTGTTGGTAATAGCTTGCGCCATGCAGCCTCACTGACGTTCTCAGCTTCATCCACCCAAGCGAGTAGTATGCGTGACTTACCTTTGATGCTGTCCAAGTTATGACGTAGGCCAGTAAAGGCATAAGCAACACGCCTATTTTTAGTGCGAACGTATTTCTCGCCAATCTCATAGTAATCATTAAGCCAATCTACTGATCGTATTGCTTGCTTAATTTCTTCAAGTGAAGATTCTTCAAGTGAGTTCATATACTCACGGCCGCATAGGATTATGCCGCTAGCGCCTGCTTCGGCCAGTCGATAACCCTCTACGGCTGTCATCAATGCGAATGTACGTGTCTTAGCACTACCACGGCCACCATAAGCGCCTTTATAGCGAGACTTGGACTCAAAGACTGGTATAAGCTTGTCAGGTATGACTACATCGGCGTAAATTTCATCATTTAATAGCTCGCCCATTTTCATCTACCTTTGGTGCCACCAGTCTAATTACTGTCGGCTTGGTCGCCATTGATCCATCACTAGACGTGTTATCAACTTTCTGCTTATTCGTAAACACTTCGCCCACGTCCTTAGCTGCTTGCTCAAGTAAGCTTGCCGCCAATGGCCTGTTCTTTGATTTCTCAGCATCACGCGCCATACGGTCAAGCATGTTTAAGCGATATGCTTTATTGGCAATCGGTATTGCTTGGATGTCATTGTTAAAGTCATCGCGGAATTGCTTGAATAGGTCCTTCCATTTCTGAGACAAATTAACTGCAGCTGCTTTGCCAGGGTCGTAGTTCGATACCTGCTGTCTTGTAACTTTCAGCCCGTCAAATTCTTGATTGACAGCTTCCACTACTTCGGATGGGGTCATATAGGTAGCAAGCCCTTGTACAATAAAGGCCTTAACCTTATTGTTAAGGGTCGCCATAAATGCTCTCTCGTATCGCTAAGTAAAGGTAATTAGTATTTTATTTGCGGCTCACAATCTTGCAGCTCAGCCATGCGCCTGACTGCTTCATCACCGCCATATCGTCTGACGACTCCAAAGAACTCCTCAACATCGTGAGCTATCAATTCGAGCTGTGGTCTGCCGTCTGCTTTGAATGAGGGGTCACCAAACATATCTGGTTTATGTCTCATGTGATAAATCTCATGCTCAACCAGTGCGGCAAACTCAGCGTCTGTACAATCACGGCAATAATTAGAATCAAGCGTGACCAAGTATTCAGGCACATCACCCAATGTATCTTCAAACCACATTTCCTGACGCATCTTCTTCCAACCACCCGCCATCATCATGACCTTTTCGCACTGGCCTAATATCTGCTTACCAGCTTTGATGTATTCACTTTGGGCCCACATAAACGCTATTTCAGTTACTGAGTATTCCATCAAATGTCTATGGTCTTCGTTAAACCACTCATGGTCGGGGTTGAGTATCGTGGCGTGTAGCCATTCATATATTTCAGGGGCTGCCATTAGTGGGCGTAGATCGTTGGTTGGTGGCATTGGTCTTTTCAACATGCTCACCTCCAATCAGCGTGCATAAAATAAAGCAAACCCGCCATCTTGACGGGTTTATATAAGCTTGGGGCGGGAATAAGCCGCTTCATATTTCCAAGCTTGAGGTCAACGTGATTGCTTGAATTTAGGCGCGTGTCAAAGCCTGTGCTTCTCTACATGTAAACCTCTGCAATTGGCGACAGCGTGTCTCACTGCCAGTCTTAATTAATCCGCCCGCTCTGGCTTGGGTGCTTGCTCCCTCGTTAAAGGCTCACCGCAGATATAAAAAATGCCCTGCACAATCAAGTGAGGGCAAACTGGTTAATAAAATATGGTGCGCCTAGCAGGGTTTGAACCTGCGACCAAAGAATTATGAGTTCTCTGCTCTAACCGCTGAGCTATAGGCACTTAATTATTACAAAACTCAATCTTATCCACAAAATCTTGAGCGCCTTCCACGCCTCTATTAGCTCTGTCTCGTAGAAACTGTAGCCAATAAGCTTTGGCGCACGACTCTGTGACCTCATGATAATAATCATAGGCTTTTTGATTGGTTAGTTCGCACATAGCATCCCTGCTAAATTTTGGACGTAAAAAAGCCCGATATCGGATATCCGGCATCGGGCAAATCATAGGCAATAAAAAAGGCGGTTAGTATTAACTAAACGCCTGAATCGGGTTGGCTTCACTTACAATCGCCAGTGTGAGAAATAGTACTCTAACGGCTGTCATGTTGTCAATAGCTGCTTACTATTACCCTATTTACCCTTAAATTCACTCTAATCAAACTGACTTGGGTCTTCTAAGAACTCATTAACTACTCTGCGAAACTCAATAGGGTTAGTAATAAAAGGAATAGGAGTTCTAATGCCACCAGTACCAGAAACTATTACTGTGCCATAATTAAAGATCCGCCCCATAATCCCTTGATTGATAATCAAGCCTTCTACTTTTTCCAAACGCAGCTCAACAGTATCTCTTCTAATAAAACCTGTCTTCGCAATAACTCGCTTATTTGTCAAAGCTAGTTCAGTTGTCATTACACGCACCACTGCAATAACAAAAAATACTATTCCAATTAAAAACGATATAGTTAACACCCCCAGTGTAATCATTGCCCACTGGGACCACCATGACACCTTAGCATTTTTAATAACTCGTTCGTTAGTTGTTAGATTACTATCAATATAGTTGGCCATTATCTTTATACCGTAAATAAATAGAAACAATAGTAACTTAATAGATACATTAATAGCAAACAGAAGTAGGAATATTTAGCTTCAATTTAATCTTTTACGATAATCGCTGATGTCTTGCTCTATCATTACTACCAAAGCTTCAATATCAGCCAAAATACCCTCTTGGTATTTTAGCCACAATTTGCTATAACTGCTGGCTGGCACGTTGATACCACTGAATAATAATCGTCCCTCAACCGTATACAATCCCCACAAATCGTATAGCTCAAAATGCAACGTCATGCGTGCTACAAGCTTCGCTAACTCCTCCAAGGTGTGATAGCTGCCTTTCGGTGCTTGTCTCTTATCCTCAGCGCATCTAGCTATCATTCGAGCTGCTAAATAGTTAACTATCACATCAAATGACGCTGAACGATCCCACAACTCGTTATCCCCCCAAACCAGTAAAGACGCCAACGCTTTAGCGTGACGACTCTCAATCAATCCAATAGCGGCCGCCTTGTCTTCCCAATTAACCTCAGGAGGCAATCCACCGCTACCAATATCAAACTTAACCGTTTTAGCGCCCATACCCTGCTTTAACCAATCGCCATGCTGCAATTCTAAGCGTGGGCTGGTAGCAAATCGTTGACTCAATATTTTATTCACTCGCCTTGCTCCTCAATAATTTTGTTTAGTGCATCTCTAAACGCGACAAGTCTATTTCTTGGTATGGAAATCCCATGCTCATAAGGCGACTTATCATCTCTAACAAAAATCTCATCATCGTCTTTGTACGAATGAAAATTAAAATCATCAAAATTCACATCGATATCTACTAATGGCTTAAGCATTGCTCACCTCCAATGTAAACTGCTCTAAAAACTCATATTTGAATAACGGCTTGATAAATCCATCCTGCTGGTAATACACGTAGTGATCATCAACTCGCAATACTAAGACACGCTGTCCAGTCTCATTATTGATATAGATTTGGTCTTTGCTAATCATGGCTGCACCTATACTTTTCTATACGTTAAAAGTCTCGAACATCCCAACCACCGCCGTTCCTTTTCGTCTGCTTCATGACCGCTAAAAACTTAAACGGGAACTTGTCAGCAGCAACTTTAATCTTCACTAACGCGTCGTCAGTCCACTGCCCTTTCACTTCGTGTATTTCCAATTGGCCATCTGAGCGCATGACCAAGAAGTCTGGCTTATAAAACGTGTTGTCTGCTAGCCGTAGGTTGATGTTGTCAAAAGAGTAATAAGCGATCTCACCTGCTCGTTTTAGCAGCTCCAAATGCTGTGCGTAGGCCTTCTCAGTACCATTCATTTGTCCTGACTTCATTCGCCCTAATGCTTGTATGCTTTTTCTCATCACTTACCATCCTTTAAATTAATATCGCCATATTCATGCTTAAACGCTGTTCCGTCGCTATTCCACTTCACATATTCATCGTGGTACGGATCCCCATCAACTACTCTCAACCTGCCTGAATATCCTCGATATACGTTATCTTTAGGGTGGTAGGCAGTTTGCAGACCTGCGACTGAGTGGCCTTTGGTGGTTTTCATGCTTAGTACCTATTCGCTAAGTTTTCGTAATTGACTTCAACTACCGTTCTCACCTCGATAACTTCTTCGCAGTCTTGACACTCGACCTCAAATTCATCACCGTCACAACCGCCGTTCTCCAACCAATCGGCAGTGTCTTGAACCGCACCACACGCGTTACACTTAAAATCATTCATGCGCTCAATCTCCGTAATTCTGCCAATTTATCTATCGCACGCTTTTTAACCTCTTCGTTCCAGTTAGATTCAGCGTCGTTAGGATCGTCAAACGGCTCCACAACCACCTCCTCCCCATCAATCGATACAGTTCCTGACAGCTTTCCGTATCGACAGCTCAACGTGTGCATATAAACCTTGCTCATACCGCCTCCTGCATCTGATTTAACAGCCTGTCGTAGGTCTCATCTTGCATTTCACCAGGCATGTGCTGCTGGCTGATATGATCATAAGTCTGCTGGACACTCATACCGGGCAACGGCTCTTTCCATAAACCGTTTACCATGACCGATGTACTGGGGTTTGGCTTAGCTTGAGTTGCTGGTTTGCTGTGACTAGGGTGATAGACGGCTGGCAGATCACTGTCATGGCCTTCTGATTTGCTAGCAGTGGTACCACTCCAATCTTCATTGTCGATGTTGAATCTAGCTGGCTGTGACTGAGCTTTAATTTTCTGCTGACGTATGTAATCGCGCTTGATCCAATCCGTGAGCACATCCTTGCGTCTGCCCTCAGTCCTGATGTATGAACCCTTTTGCTCTTCCTCAGCGTAGTAGTTTTTGAATTTTTTCAATTGATAATCGTAGTCTGCTTGACTGATGGCTGGTACTGGTGGTGCTCCTAGCATGAGCATGGCATTAATTTCAGTAAGCTCTGGATGAACCCAATCTGCAATCGAATCAATCACTGAAAAATCACTCGCGCTATTATTATTACTATTCTTTGGTTCTTGGTTTATGGTTATTGGTTCTTGGTTAGGGTTATTTTGGCTTTTATTTGGCAACCCATTAGAAACCGACTGGGTTTTTTCTGGGTCATTCTTACGAGGTCTGCCCCCTTTTTTGCCGTTTTCACGGTTTTTCTGAGCATTACCATGGTATTTAGTGATCTCACAATCTATGCGTTTGTGCCTAAAACCGTCATCACACTCATAAAAGAAGTCATCTAAGACGTTTTTAAGCATAGTTTCGTGTTCTGGGTTATCCAACATTAAGCGACGCATAACCCAATGGGTTTTTTTAGGTATTGGTTTTTCGTCCATGTAATAGAGGTCTATTAGCATGCGGTAGATGTAATGCTCCATCGGTTTTAAGTGTTGAGTATCTTTACGATAGTCTTTGATGTTAAAGCTGTAATAGTGCATTACACGGCCTCCAATTCTCTTGAACGTTCTTGCTGTAGTAGTTTGGCTATCTGAGTGACCCCTGAAGGCGTGAACCTAACCTTGGGCGCTGTACGGTCACGACCATCGCCACCAATGAAGCAGGATAGCTTCTGTGTGACAAATCCTTGGTCAATACGGTGCGAATAAGCATTAAGGGCACCTGAGTGGTCGCGGTACATAAAACGTGCACTTGCTGGCTTATTTGGATTGGTGCACCAGGCTACAAATTCATTTTGACCCATGCCTACCGCCTTTGCAGTTTCACGAATACCAGTTGAGCCTTTAGCGTGACTAATGGCATCTAATGCAGCTGCTTTTGGCTGTAATTGCTTGATTTCAGCATTGGCGCGCTCTTTTGCTTCCTCACTCGTTACTAATGCTTTTAACGCTGATAAGTAGTCTTGTGGCAGTGCTACGACTGGCTGTGCTGCTTGCTGTTCTAATTCAGCCCAACGACGGTTGATACGAATACGAATGTCAGCGCGGTAGCCTGTGATTAGATCTATCGTTTGTTCTTTGCTTAATAAATACTGACGATAGCTTTGACCGTTATCAGCGACATAATCTGACTGCTCAACTTTGAGCAGTGCCATTTGCGCATAACTTTCGTTCAGACTGTCAATATCACGGCAAACATTGCGATGGTCTTTATCGCAATGCTCAGCTATTTCACGGCTGCTCATTGTCTTTATGTTTTGCGTTAAAATACTCATGTGCTATACTCCAATTTCTAACTATTAGCTTTGGTGGTTAGTAGATAAACCCTGATCAGCTCGAACTGGTCAGGGTTTTTTATTGCTCGTTTAACTCGTAGCGAATTACTCTTTGATTTCCCCCCTTTATACTGCTCACCGTATAACCCACCTCGCGTATCTGCGACATGATATTGCTCAAATACGATTGCGACATATCAAAATCGCCTACGTCATAAAAACCATCTTCTTTAATCTGCTCTAAAATCTGCTGGCCTTTCTCCGTTGGCATTTCGCTGGTTGTTTGAGGTCTGCCAACGTTGCGTTTTACGACCCTTGCACAGCTTGTCACGTTGCTTGCTCTGCCTAACGAGTCAGCTATTCCTTTTGGTCGCCTCCACACGATTGGGTTTGCTTCATTGCAAGGCTTAAAACCCATCATCATTAAGATTGCTCGTACTGATGACTTGTTTCGTATGTCATCAAACTCTCTATGTTTAACCACCCCATCAATTGTTTTTTGCACCACTATTGATTCAATCTTGCTGTAGAGCGGGTTGTTTATTTTCTTGCTATACATACCTACCTCGCAAAATGGATCAGTGTGTAAACGACAATGGCCGCGCAGACGATCACAAAAACAACTTGTTTGATGCTGTGCCAAAATTGCAGGTTGTTATCACGCTTGCGCTGCTTTTCTTCTTCAATTGTTTTCATGTTTTGCGCCTTAAGATTGTCCCGCTTGGTCTGTTCGATATCTTGTGCCAGTGATAAGTGAGCCTGACGCTCGTTAAATAACTCCGCGCTGTTCGAGTGCATCGAATACTCCCAATTGTCCGTAGTGTTCGTTGTACTGAGCTTTTAGCGTGGCAATGGTTGCATCGGTAAACATCAAAGCTGGGATGGGGTTAATTGATTGGTGACAGCATTTGCCGTCGGTTTGGTTTGGGCAGTCGTCGCAGGTCATAACGTGCCCCTTGGACGATAAGTACCCTCTGCAATCTGAGCTTTGGCATCATCATGAAAGAAATCGTCAACCTCTTCTAAGCGCTGAAAATTGTCCTTTGCCAAACGAAATAAAATATCAATCTTAGCCGCGTCATAGCACTTCATATTTGCAGGTACAACCTTGAGGCCAAGCGATGCAAGCATCTTGCAAAGGTTTGCAAGGTGATGCTCTTTAAGGCGTGACACGGTGCTACTGTCAATACCAATTGCTTTTGCAAGCTCCGCCTGACCATCCTTATCAATGGCTTGCAACACCTGAGTTTGCATATTGCGTGACCATGCAAGCTGTTCGTCTGATAATTGACATATAGATTTGGTTGTCATGGTTATGCTTCCTCTGTTATGTAGTTATCGATGTGCTTCACAGCATCTATTTTCTTTTGCATAAAAATGTCAGGGTGAGCAATTTTCGCGTCTCTTGAGATACCGCGGGCAAGCCAGTTATGAACTGTGGTGTAGTTGTAGCCAAGTGCGTCTGCAATAGCTTTAACCCCGCCAAGCTTTTCGATTAAATCTTTATCAGTCACTGTGTATTCCTTATTTTTCACACTATAGGGTAAATAATACACACAGTGTGAATAAAAAGCAATCAGTAGTTTTCATAGTGTGCAACATCGTGTTCCACACAGCGTGTAAAATAATATTAATTTGAACAATGAAAAAATGAGGTGGTTTATGGACCCAAGCATGGTTAGGCTACAAGAGGTAGCGGGGACAAATAAAAATTCTAAAATCGCCCTAGATTTAAACGTGGGAGCGTCAACAGTAACCAACTGGGCAAAGAGAGGTGTTTCTAAAGAAGGGGCTTTAGCTGCAGCGGAGAAATACAACGCTGATGCCAACTATATTTTGAGTGGCTCATTACCCACACCTACTGTTAGCGATCTAAAAGCTAAGATACTGGAGATGCAAAGCGGTTCAGCAGATACCGTAAACAAAGACACACCAGAAGGTACCAAGAAAGTGCCAGTTGATCATGGTATGTCGGGTCAGATGCCAGTAATTAGTTGGGTAGCGGCAGGCAGTTTTTCGGATGTGATGCCAGTGACAATAGATGACGCTATTGAATGGATAGATAGACCTAGCAATCTATCACCTAGAGCCTTCGGCTTGATCATCGAAGGTCGTAGCATGTGGCCTGAGTTTAAGCCTGGAGAGATTATCTACGTTGAGCCTGATATCTCGCCGTTAGAATTGAAGGATGGTGCGCTAGTCGTTATTCATTGCAATGATGACAAGCAAGCGACGTTCAAGCAGCTTATTATTGGCGATAGCCCTGAGGATATGTACCTAAGACCACTCAATCCAGAATGGCCGGATCAGAAGATTGTGCCGATGGGCGAATGTATGCTCGTTGGCGTTGTGGATAGCAAAATTACTAAGTATAGGTAATAGGCATGAAATCATTTGAGTGCTACTGGATTGAGCATTTCTTAAAGTTCGCCAAGCCAGTCGACACGCTGCCATTAGGATGGTGCGTATATCGTGAAGCAGTAGATTTCGAATAACACAAGGATATGGTTATGCTTTTAGATAGAGAAATGCAGCTTTCAATGCTAACGGAGCTGAGTCAGGTTTACCCCTCACAAATTGATCTCAGTGAGAAATATGACTATGGAACTGATGAATATTATAAGTTTATTGCGAACCTAGCTTACCTTAAAGATCATAAGCTCATTTCTGAAAACAGTTTGTTAGTTTCTAAGTCGCTGGATGGTGATGGCTTTCATCCTAATTTAGGCTCAATCACGCACACTGGCATGGATTTCCTTGCAGACGACGGTGGGCTATCAGCTATCTTAGGCGTGGTAACAATCAAATTTGAAGCTGAACAGTTCAGAACAATCTTAGAGTCAATGATTCTATCATCTAATCTGCCGACTGAGCGTAAACAGACAATGATTGATACGCTTCGAGAGCTGCCTGCCGAGAGTATAAAACACCTGACAACGAGAATTGTGGATGTGGGTTGGGACAATCTAGACTCTCTAATGACGATAATTCAAAACAGCCTTCTTTAGCTATCTGCTTGAATTTTAAATAACCAATTGGATGAGTGTAGTCACCAACGGGTACGTAGAATTCATCATGATCGACATCTATATTTTCAATATAAATTTGAGTTGAGCAATCACTTAATCTATTTTCAACGAGAAGTAAGGTTTCAATTTTCATAAGTAAGCCTCATTGGTTTTACGCGTAGAAGCCAGCACGCTTGAGACTGGCTAACAAGGAGAGTAATAATGGCGGATAGTATGAACATCCAAGGACCAGTAGAAATAAAAGATAACAGCGCTGAGCGTGTTGCCTTTGATCTAATGTCTGTTATAGCTGGTAAAGAGAATCCAACTATGGGTAGTGATTGCCAAGCGAAAAAAAATAGTAATAGGCTTTACTATAGTCAATCCCACTTAAAAGTGTTATAAACTAATTATCAAACCTAATTGCTATCATAAAGACCATGACTTACTCCCTAGATTTTCGCAAACAAGTACTAAAAAGCTTAGACAAGGGTATGACTTTTGCCGAGGCAGCTGAGTTTTATAATCTGAGCCCAACCACCATACAGAACTGGAAGCGGCGTGTTCATAGCAAAACAACCAGACAAACCAAGCCCTATAAAATACCAGATGACGTGCTACTTAATGATGTCAAAGAACATCCTGATGATTACCAGTATGAGCGAGCACGTCGTCTAAACTGT